TTACGTAGTAAGTCTGATCCTGTCTTTGTAAACTTACCACCTGTGGCTAGACCACCAAGCATATACATACTGCCTGTTGATATATCAGCTAATGTAGAACCTACATAAAACTGTGAGAAACCTGCAATGTTCAAGCCTGTTGTAGCAGGTGATGATATAAGTAATCTACGCCACACACTTTGGCTGTAAGCTCCAAGCTTAGGACGTTTTACTTTTCCTGTAGCTTTGAGTATCTCTTCTTCCATCTGCTCTTTTAGCTGTGGAGTACGCACTAAGTTGATCATGGCATTGTGTCCTGCAACAAGACCTGAATCAATTGTACTTCTTACTTGAGACATCACTGCACCGTAAGTCATACCTCTGCTAACATTTGATGCTATGTAGTCACCTATCTCTTGTGCTATTTCTGTTGTATCACCTAGAGTATAACCAACTAGAGGCTGCATACGTTTAGCTATGATTTGTAAATCATCTTCAGGTATCTGTCGGAGGGTGTTTGTCATTACATCTGTGACACGTACATTCTTAGGAATTGGCTTACCTACTTCATCAAGGTAAAGTTTTGCAACACCGCCCTTGCCGTCTTCTCCTACCATAATGGTTTTTAAAAAGTCTGCTGGCATTACACCTGTCTGAAACATATTATCGCCACGATTACGTTTTGTCTCCCAAGAATCTAACGCATCATTTAGTTCATCAGTGTACTTCTTAATTCTTTCTTTTGATAGTGGTACTAAAAGCTTGCCTTCAATGTCAGCCTCTAGCTCTGCCTTACGTTTACCTGCAACAAGTTTACCTTTGGTGTCTTTGAGTCCACTCACACCCTTGAGTTTACCACCTACAAGTTGAGCACCACCGCCAACAAGACCTAGCGCAGAACTAAATCCTGTTTGTAACATACTGTATTCTTCTTGTGCTCCTACATCTAACATGACATTCTGTATCATGTTGTCGTGCAGCATAGCTAGTGATCCATCAATACCTGTAGTAGCTAACAGGGAACCACGCACAGCTTTCTTAGCTCTTTTATCTAAAAACTCTCTCTGTGCTTTCTTTTTAGCGTTGTATATAAAGTTACGCTGCTCCTGTAGAGCTACACGTTCTTGTAACTTTTTAGCTGCAGGACCTTTTATACCTGCTTCTACTATGCGTTGGGACACACGTTCTGCTGCTTCATCTGCTGCTTTCTTAGCACCCTGTGTTGTAGCACCAGACTTGGCTGCTCTTTGTCCTGCTTCTATAGCGGCCTGTCTGACTAGCTCTTTACCACCCTTTGTTATACCTAGGGATGCAGCCTTACCTAAACCACCAGTAAGTAGACCAATGTAGTTAGAAGGATCTGTAGCTGCAGCTTGGATGTAGTCAAACACACCATCTACTGCACCATAAAAACCATCGTTTACAAACACATTGCCTAGCTGATCGTATAACTTGTATGCGTCACCTGCTAGTGCCTTATCTTGTTGACTCGCATTTGTGATGTGTCTTACTTCGCCACCTGTGTTTATGATGTTGGTGTTGAAGCTACGCATGTGATCCATAAAATCTTCTACAACATCTTCGTCACTCTTGTCGTTATACTGTATGCCTCTGCGAGACACCATATACCTACGTATAGTGCGTAAGTTAGAAGCCTCATACAAGTCTTTCTTCTTAAGCTTACCACCTTTGTCAACAAGCTCACTTTCACTGCGTACAGGTATAGGCTCTTGTTGTTCTACAGTGGGCGGCTCAATACGGTTAGGTGCAAGTATGTCATCCTTTGTAACGCCATACTGATCCATCAAGTCTAAGAAGGAATCACTCATATTAATACTTTATCCTCTAAATGCTTTTTGAAATTGTACAGTTAGGAATCCCATGTTGTAAGGCAATCTCTTATTGTTTGCATCTGCCCACTCACTGAGTGCTCTCATGATGTCAAAGGTATCAGCATTTTCATCTAGACCTTGCTCTTGCATATATTTGAATATGTCTTCACCAAAGTCAGCCATTACAGACAGATCTAATTCTGTAATAGTTCCTGTGTCCATACCTGTTTCTATTTCTTCATCTGTAGTGTTAGGGAATATTCGCTTAATTTTATCCCTTACACTTGTTATTTTTTTAGAACCTGGCTCTAGTTCTGCCATACGTGCAGCAATAGTCTCACGTTTCACCTTGCCTTTAGGTAATTCTATGAATCCATTTTCTGTAGCATTCTGTGCACCAACCTTAGATGTGGGTAGACCAAGTAGCTTCCTAGCGTTTGGACCCATCTCTTCCCACTCTTCAAAGGTAACTCTATCTCTGTCCATGTACTCTGCAGCTTTACGGATACCCATTTCTTCTGCAGTTTCGGTTACGTCTTCTACTTCACGTTTTTGCTCAGGAGGTTCTAGCTCAACCTTCTTCTCTACAGGGTCTTCTGTTTTAGGTTCGCTGATTGCTACGTTCTCTAAAGTATCTATCTCTTCTAGATTTAATTTTTTGAGTGCTTGCTCTTCCACTGGACCTATAGGTGTCTCTTCTTTTTCTAGGTGCTGTACTAGTACATCCCACCCTTCGCTTTCAGGTGTGTAAGTATTACCACCATCAGTTTTAACCTCAAGAGGGTTACCTTCTGAGTCAGACTTTGTTACGGTAAACTCAATGTCCTCAAATAGTTTTTTAGTTTTAGGCACTTCTCCTAATGCCTCTATGGTTTCTGTATCAATATCACTATCTGTATCTATAGCCTCACTAGTCTGTTTCATGGTAGGAAACAATAGTTCACGTATGCTTTCTACGTATTCTTCACCTACGTTAGCTAACATACTAGTTTCTAAATCTTCAAATGCAGCTAGTCCATATGTATCTATGGCATCATCGTACACCATTTGATAGAGAGGCATTTCTATAGATTTTACTTTTTTCTGTGCTGCTTCATACGCAGCTATTTGTTGTTTTATATTTGCATTATCTGGGCTTGTTTTTAAATCACTTTGAAGTTGAGCTAGCCCACCTCTTTCATCAAGCGTTTCTAGTGTCTCTAAGGCAGCTTTATACTCAGGGTCTAACTCTTCTCTATCTTTCTTTAAAGTTACAATACTATCAAGTACAAACTTCTTAGCTTTTAGATCAAAGCGTTTCATATCTGCTATCACTGCATAAGTAGAGGGTTGTAATGCCTCATACTCTTGCTGTCGTGCTAACATATTTATATCTTCAGCAGTATATCCATCATAGATAATCTCACTACCAAGCTTGTACTTTGACCGCATCATGGCTGAGTCACCAGTAAGCCTATCAAAGAAACCTATATCTGGCTTTTCTGCAGTAGCACCTTTTGTTTCTAAACCAAGGCCATACGTTTTTCTTACGTATTCATCCATGTCCATGTCAAGAGGTTGAAAACCCTCTGGTAGTTTTATGATCATGTCTACTTCAGTATCACTTAGCTTTCTACCACCATTAGCCTGAACTGCTGCTTTAACTTTAGTAGACAAGTCTTGTATGGCTTGAGGTCCACTTGCTATTGCAGCTTGCATTTGTGCAGTGCTTACACCTTGATCCTCTAAATAACTTGTAAGACCTAACACCTCATTCACTACAGAGTTACGCCTAGAGATCTTCATGATGTTATCTTTGGCTAACTGCTCTTGCTCTAACTCGAATTTACGAGCTTCTTTCTTTTTCTCTTTTATGTTCGCTGCTGCTGTTTCAGCAAACCCTTCAGCGAAGGCTCTCCAATCAAATCCCATATCTTAAGCTCCTCTTGCCATCAAGCCTTGGGGTTCAGCCATTTCGCTTACTTCCATTTCATCTTCTTGTGGTACTTCATCTGTCTCTTCTTCTAGAGTACCTTGTAATGTCTTCAACAAGTCTAGACCTACATCACCCTCTTTACCTTTAGCATCTGCTACAGCTAACTCTATAGCTAGTGATAGTCGTTTTCTTTCACGCTCTTTGAGTTTCTCTTCGGGATCTTCAATGTCATCTCTTACTTCTATGCCGTAGGTAGTCATCGATGCTTTGATAAACTCGTGTATAACAGGAGCTACAATCAAACTTACATCCACACTGTGCAGTCCGTTCATAACACCTGTAGTCAATAATGTTTTAACAAAAGGAGCTACAGGCATGTCACCGCCAAAGAGTACAGATAAATCATCCATGATCTCTTCATCAGCTAACTTGTTGATGTAGTATTTAGTTACTTCATCAGGATCAACCATTTCAGGTGGATTCTCCCAAGGCCAGTTCTTAGGTTCATCTGTCAGAGACTGTCCTGGTATTGGTGCTTCAAAAAATGATGCCATCTTATTATATCCTATTTAGTAAATCCTGCGCCAAAGTATAATCCTACAATGGCTGATACGATATGTGTGTCTAGTGGTGTGATTACAAAGCCTTGAGCCATCTTCCACTTGATAGCTTCATCTGGTCCAAACAACCAACTAAAGAAACCACCAGTAGCCTCAGTGTATCCTACATACACACTCACTTCAGGATACCATACTGCAACCAACTTTGGCAATACAATTATAGAGAACACAGCAGATAAAGCTATAAGCCTACGTGTCCATGCAAAGTGTTTGTCATTCTTACCTGCATCTCTTGCGTCAGCTACAGCACTACGGTTAAACTCTGCACGTTGCATAAGCATCTCTTGCTGCAACTGACGGTTCTTCATTGACTGACCCCAGATAGACATTACTCCACCTAGCACAGTGGAGAAGAGCATTGTGATTAGTTCTAGTGGTAATCCAAACATTAAAAAGGTGGCCTTTCCATTATTCCTGCAGGTTTTATTCTAGGACGTGGAGATGAAGTTGGAGCAGAATCAACGGCACGAGAGCTTGTTGGCATATCTTCGTTATACATCTCTTTGTAAAACTTTTGAGTAGACTTCCATCTTTTCTTAGCTTCTTTTTTATTTTTATCACTATGGCCTACTATAGATGCAAGCCTGTCTTGAGTTAAATCCGCAAATATAAAACCACTATCTCTTAAGTATGCTAAGGATGCTTTTAACATTACATCTTTGTCTGTTTCTAATAATTCAGGATTATTAACTAGATCAACACCTATAGCATTTCCTACTCTTTTATAATTTTTTCTACCTGTAATTTGTAATATGCCTCTGCCTTTGTATGTTGAACCATCATTTGTACCTGCCCTGTTTCCTAAACGTCCTCCATATACGATATTAAATATGTCATCAGAGGTGTAATCATCAGGTAACGCTAGTATATCTGCTTTACGCTTTGTCATTCTAGGTCCAAGAGTACCATCTGCACGAGCATTACGATCAACAAAAATTTCTATAGCTTTATCCTTTGTATAGCCTTTTTCTACTAAGCCTTTACCAGATTCTGCTTGTACGGTTGCCACAAAAGCAGCAGCTTTTACAGGATTAGAATATGTATCTTTAGCAAATTCTTTTATCTTATCCATGTTAGGTGTCACACTGTTCCCAGAAACTGTGAACATACTTTCCGTATATTCTTTTCCAAATCTAGGCTGCACCTCATCAGCACTAAGAGAATTATCAATGATACTAGTAGCCTCTTCATCTGAGATTCCTTGTTCTTTTAGTACTTTTTTAACCTCACTCTGCACACCTTTTTCAGTTAAACTTCCTGTAATACCAATAGCATTTAAAAATCTTGGGCTTAGTATTTTACTATCTACCCTTACTTCTTCTGTGGGTTCAGCTTCTTCTGCCATTGAAGGTACTTCAGTTCTGTCTACCTGTTTAGCATCTGACGGTCTACTTATTAAACCTTGCGGCTGTGTCTGTGTTATGTCAAGTGTTTCGCCTTCACTATCTACTATAGGCTGATCATCAAAGGTTGCAGTATATGTGTCAATTGTAGTATATATATCTTCTAGTTTGTTTGGAGACTCACCTAGTGTAGATACTTCTTTTATTGCGTCTTGAATGATTTCACTCTTCATCAATTTAGAGTATTCTTCTAACACTTTGTTTTTTGGTGTAGTTGTAGTATCTTCGCTAGGTTGTTTAGGTTCGTAGCCATTATCTCTAAATAGTTGTGCTATACCTTCTAAAAAGTTATTGTCTAGCTCAACCGTTTCTGTTTCAGGCTTTGCTCCTATGCCACGATTCTTCCTAGACACCTCTTCTAGAGTTTTTTTACTCCTAGTAACAGACTCAGTATAGCCACTAATGTCTAAGTCTAAACCACTTAATGTTTTATAGTCTGCCATTATGTTAGCCTGTTATAATTGAACCTACTAGACTACCGATAGCATTAGCAAAGGATGCACTCTTACTTGCTGCTGCACTACTTGCTGCTGCTTCATTAGCTAGTTCTTGTACAGCAATAGTTGTAGCACGATCAGCATTGTTATTCTCTAACTGGAATGCAAAGCTCATGAGGTCACGCTCACGTTGCCATATCTGATCCATGTTAGCTGCAGTCAATCCGTTGATCACCTTAGCAAAGTCCATGTTGCTTTCATTCTGTGTAGCTGTATTGATTGTAGCTATGCTCTGTCTCCATGCAGCATTAGACTGTGCTATCACTAAACCATTCTGTGCATTGAACAAGTCACGCTGTTGCTGTAGACCAGAGTTAAACTCACGCAATGCATTCACACTGTTGACGTTGAATTGATCCATAGCATTCTGTTGTGTAGCATTGAACTGTGCAGTTTGGTTAGCCAAGTTAGCAAAGAACTGATTTGTTTGATTCTCACTAGATGCGTTGAACTGTGCCGTAGCATTCTCTGCAGCTTGATCTGTAAACAGAGCCTGTATGTTTTGCTGTGTCTTGAATATAGAAGTCTGCTGTTCGTTGGATAGACTAGCCATGTCCATCTGTAAAAAGTTAGCCGCATTCTGTACTGCAGCCTGTTGTCTATTTGACAAGTTAGCTATATCTAGTTGTGACAATGCAGCAGCCTCAGCCATCACCATAGCTTGTCTGTTAGACAGGTTGGATAGTTCCATAGTGTTTGCTGCACGAGAGTTCTCTAAGGCTATCTGTTGTTCAGCCGTAAAGTTCATGTTAGCAATGTCACCGATACGAGCAGAGTTAGCTACACGAGCTTGGAATGCTTGATCAAACTCCATGCCCATAAAGGTAGCACGTTGCTGTGCAGCAAGTATCTGTCTTTGCTGTCTGTTAGATAAGTTCTGTGCTTCAAATTGTGCTATAGTAGCTGCATCCATCTGAGCGATAGGTAGTGCTGCTTCCATTGCAGCTTGCACTACAGCTTGACCTGCAAGACTAGACGCACCAAGACCACGAGCAGAGAGTGTAGCCATTGCGGTACGCATAGATCCTGCAGCCCAAGCAGGTGTCTCACCACCCTCAAAGTCAGCCATTAACTGTTCTAGCTGACCTGCAACTGTTGCCTGTTTAGTTGGTGTAGCTTCTGCAGCTTGTATTGCTTCAGTAAATGTAGCAGCTTTAGTAGCATCTGCTTCACCAGATATTATCTCACCGTCTTTTATTTCTCTAGGATCAGGGGCATCTACTTTTATAGCGTTACCTAGTTCCGCTTCCATACCTGTGATAGATGTACCAACTTGTTGTTCTGCAGTAATCTCTTTTGTAGGTGTGCCTGTAGCTGCAGTTAGTCCTGCAGTTTGTAATTTTACTTGTGGTGTAACAGTAGTAACATCTGCCTCTACAGGTGTAGAAGTTGTAGGTTTTACGGCTTGTTGTACAGTACCTACTGTAGCAGCTTCCGCAAAAGGAGCTATGGGTACAGTCTGACCTGCATCTACTGGAATAAACTCACCTGCAGTAGGTTGTATCATAGCTGTGGTAGGTTGCATTGGCTGCATTGTTTGTCTTACAGCATTGGCTTGCATCTGAGCTAATTGCTCTGTAGTAAGACCACCCTCTTGATAACCTTGTACTGCACCGCCCCTGTTAAACTTTTGTATGTAACCACCAATAGCAAGACCTTTAGCTTTTGCAGCAGGGTTAGCCTCTTCAAACTTGGCATGACCTTCTCGTGTCTTAGGACCATTGTAACCCATCTTACGGAAGATACGGTCTTTACCTTCTAGAGACATAGTCTCCATCAAGCCACCCTCTGCAGCGCCTGTAGCTTCGATCTTAGAAAAACCCGGTGGTACATATGTTGTAGGTACACCGTTAAACTCAGTAATCATTATTTGCTGACCTAGCTGATTAGCATAGGGTACAGTCTGATAACCTTGAAATACTTCAGGATAAGTTGCGCCTGTTCCTGGCTGAGTTGTTACAAGGGTAGGTGCTACTGCGCCTTGTGTACCTGCGTACTGTGTTTTGTAAGAAACTTGAGATGGTACAGCAGACATACCGCCTGTTTGTGTAGTTGTTGCAACTGTGCTTGGACCTGATCCTGCTGTTGGTACTACATCCTGATATGTAACTGGTGTTACTTGCTGCATTACTGTTTGAGACTCGTCAGGATCAACAATAGGCACACCACCTGCAGGTACTTGTTGTACAGTTGTTGGAGGAGTTACAGCTTGAAAAGCGCCACCTGCTACAGCAGGATCTACAGTCTGCATGTAGTCACCTGCTGTTAAACCTGTTGTACCTGTTCCTGTTGTGCCATCGCTACCATCTGTTGTGTCTTCTGTGTCATCTTCATCGTCATCATCTTCTTCTATAGGAGTCACAGTAGTAGCTTTACTTATACCTATAATCTCATTAGCTAAAGTTCTAGCATGTTCAGCTTCTACTGCATCACTACCTATTCTACCACCAAGAGTACCTACGACATTGCCTTGACTGTCAACTAAGTCTAGCATAGTTTCTTTATCTCTTTTAAGGAAACCGCTTCCACCTACAGTTAAATTAGAATCGTCATAGGTTACACCTGTAGCCTCTGCAGCAGCAGTTGCAGCCTCTTTAAATCTGTCAAACTCTCTCTGTAACTGCCCTGCGTTATAACTTCTTCTACTTGAAGCAGATCTTCTATTTTTTCCTGAGCCTCTTCTTTTTCCTTTTGCAGCATTCAATATAGTTTCAGTAACAGTGCCGTCTGCATTAGTAACTTTCTTGATTATACCAGTACCGCTACCTGTAGCTACAGCATCATAAACTGTACCGTCAGCAGCAGTAAAAGAATCTATAACTTGTGCATTTCTTGATCCTGTAATTACATAATCTAAGTCAGACATATCTTATTCCTTACTTACCCATTGTCATCCATACCGCACCTGCAATAAATGTCAGGACTCCAACGGTAGTCATTTTTACTACGGTTGATCTTATAGATCTACGTGTATCTCTCCACGCTTCTATGAGATTACGCATCTCTATTATATCTTTAGCTGCATCATCATCGAGTAGCCCAATAGAACGCAGTGCTTCTTTAGCACCACGACTAGCTGCATTGTCTAGCATCTCTTCTAGTTCTTCTGGGGAGAGTTTAATTTCACTCATAGTAGCCTGTACCTATATGTGTGTCAAGGTTGTGTAGGCCAGTCAGCATCTTCAAGCAAAGGCCAGTTTTCGTGAGTTGGAAGATCCCGTAACGCTGTACGATATGTTGCCCATGAAGTCTTGGCATCATCTGCTAGTGGACTGTCTGGCATTTGTGTCCAATCAGACGCAGTAAGTAACTCATTACGAATAATTCTATTTTGTTCATTTAGCATTGCTGTTTTAGCAGCAAGACTTTCTGCCTGTCGTTCTGCATATTCTTCATCAGAAATTTCAACAAGACTATTATTAATTCCTATGTAATGTGGCATTATCTTCTCCTCATTCCATAAATTAATACTGTAACATCTCTTAATTCTTCTCTTAGAGATATGCCACCGTATTCATCGCCATTTGGATTTCTAAAATAAGCGTTTCCATCACTGTGCATATTCCAATAACCACCCTGATAACCCATGCTTGTGCGAGTGTAAGCAGTTATATAATAATCGCCTGTGCCTACACTTTGGATTTTGTTGTCTATTAGTTCTATTTCAAAAGTTGCATTAAAATTTGAGTTTCTTTGTTGACCATCAAAATATAAATATGAGCTGCTTGATATACTGCTTTGTGAAGCTCTATTTTGAGTACTGTATCTGCTTTGCCAAGCACCGCCATGACTCCATCTAGTCTGTCCATCAGCTTGTAACAAATGCCAACTTAAATAGTTATTAGCATACCACTGACAGGATCTAATAATATACTTATGCCTTTCATATTTTGTATGATCTATTCCTGCTGTAATTAAATGTTCATTTATATTACCACTGTTTTGAACTTTTGTAATAAATTCATATTCGTTTTGAGCTTGGATAATATTGCTTACTTGTGAAGCTGAAACCCCACTCGCTCCACCACCTTCAGCCGCAGAAGCTAATGAATTTCCTGATGATAATCCCATGCTAAACTCCTATGTTGTTGACTTGACGCCAAGCAATTGAATGCCAAACGTAGGAGCAGAAAAACTTAATGCAGTTGCTTCGGCAGAAGATAAAGTTCTAGTTTTCTTCCAATGTCCTCTGTTCGGTTGATTTATCGTTTGTGACCCTACACTCATGCTATTTTGTGTTGCAGCTTTAACTGTTAAGTCAGCGTTCATTTCTACCATAATGCCGCCACTACTATCTTTAAAATTAAATCCACCATTAATATCATAACCCATGTTTGAGTCTGCTAAATTAGAAACATCTTGACCATTTATACCTAAAGCATTAAGCGCACCGCCACTTGCAAAAATGCCGCCACTGCTTCCACTCATTATTTGCTCACCATCTGAACTATGATTTTGCACAGAAGCTGAATCAGTGTCTTTAAAAGTTGAGTAATTATTATAAACATTTTGGTATATACTTGTGCCGCTATTAGTATGATAAAAATATAATTTATCATTTGTTTCATCTATTGAGACAACAAAGTTTTTAGAACCATCTAAACTAGGTTGTGTAGCCAAATTAAATTTATGCCAATTACCTTTTGCAGAACCTTCTAATCTTATACCATAAACATTTCCATGATAACTACTGTTAGGATGATACCAAAACCACCCATGTGACGCCCTTGCTCTTGGATAAGATGATTGTGTGGCTGGGGCATAGCTATTAGTTTTTGAGCCGCTTACAGACATAGCAGAAGCATAATAACTTAGTGGTTGATCAAATAAATCTTGTTCATATAATTGACTACCGTTTAAAAAATAAGCTTTGTTATTATATATTCCAAAAGGATCATAACTTGTTGAATGAATATTACCCTCATTGCTATTATCTAAACGCCAATACCTAATTTGTTGAGATGAGTTTCCATCATTAAGTGTAAAAAAAGCATATGGGTTTCCATTAGTATCATTACCCATGTAATAAAGATCAGTTACATTTGTGGGGTCACTTACGCCATTTAAGTAATGACCAAAAGGTGTACCATGAGCATTGCCTTTGTTATCTTTATAACTAATATTAAACATACCCTCACTAGAATTAGCCGCCCATCTCAATTCTTCTAAAAAAGTTAATGGATAATCTGTAGTCTTAATTTTAAGAGTAGAACTAGGCGGTATAATTAAACTACCAGTTGCATTACTTGTAATTCCACTAACATTAAAACCATTAAGTTCTAAATGCGTATTTGTTAAAGTAGATGTGTTATTAACGTGCATATCCTTAATAACAAAACTTGTGTTTGCATCTGTAGTTAAAATTGTATGTTCACCATCGTCAAGCTGCGTAGCTCCTAATGATGTGTTAAGAAAAATACTTTCGAGTGTGTCTGCCATTTCTTATCTCCTATTCAAACGCCAGTGTTGAGGCGAAAGAAAATGCGCTTACGCCAGTAAGGTTAGAACCATTTATTGCAGGAAGGTTTCCGCTAGAGTCTAGTTTTACTAATTGATCTCCTGATGTACCTATTCCAGACACAGATACACCTCCTATAGATAGTGTAGGTATAGTAGCTGTTCCTGTAAATGTAGGATTAGCTGTTGGTGCTTTTGTGTCTAGCTGAGTTTGTACAGAAGAGTTTATACCTGCTACGTTATTTAACTCTGTGGTACTAGCTGTCAAACCTGTTAGTTTATTTATCTCTGTTGTACTAGCAGTTACACCATCTAATTTGTTTAACTCTGCAGTGTTAGCTGTAATACCTGCTAACGTGTTCAACTCTGCTGTATTTGCAGTTACACCGTCTAATTTATTTAGCTCTGCAGATGTAGCAGTAACGCCATCTACTTCAGTAGTGCTTATGACACCATCTTGAAGCAGGTTTCCCTGCGACATTAAACTTGCTAGATCTCTTGCTCTTGACATTTGTTTCTCCTAAACAACTCTTATTTTTAAATTCTGTGCAGCTAGACTTTTGATCTGTACTTTATTGGCGGCAGGGTGAAAGAAGTCATAGTCAGTACCCAATACCGCACCTTCATTTAATGCAGCCGCATCGTAGTTAAGTGTTACACCATCACTAGTTGGCAGTGTAGCTGCAGCCGTGTCCATACGCAGCGCAATCATCAGGTCTAGGCTTGTGCCAGTTGGGAAATGGTTAGCATCTGGAATAGCATCTAGTTGGGTCTTATCCATGCGGTTAAACGCTTGTGCGCCTAGTGCTTGTTGTAAGGTGTAGAGTTCATCGTTTGTTGAACCGTTAACCCATGTTGTACCTGTGCCGTATGCTGAAGATGTAGTAGAGAACTCATAGATTTTATTACCGCTTCTAGACCATACTAAAAGTCTTGTTCCATTATCAATAAATGTCATTCCCTCAAAATTATAATCATTAGAATTCTGATAAGATAATTTGTTGTTACTGTAAGTAGCGGTACTTACATCCCATGCAGTTGACAGATTATATTCGTATACCCCACCCCAAGGAGCAGCAGTATTGCCGTTTACATCATCACTAATAAACATTTTAGTACCAGTAGGATTAAAAAGTACGGCTCTTGGTACTGTTGCTTGAGGTGTTACAGTAAAGCTTTGATTTGCATAAGAAGCTGTACTTAAATCCCATGCTGTAGATAAATTGTATCTATAAACTGTTTCTGAAGAATACCCTATTATGTAAAAAGCAGTACCATCTGGTTTAAAAGTTAAATGCGTAACAGTACTTTCTTGTGCAGATATGCTTACATTTACACTGTTATAAGAAGCAGTTGATACATCCCATGCCGTAGATAAATTGTATTCATGAACTTGGTCATTACCATAACCTGCCATGTATAATTTTGTACCATCTGGTTTAAAATGTATTCCTGACGGACCAATGTCTTGTCCTGCCATACTAAAACTTTTGTTATCATATGACATTGTGGTTATGTCATTAGCTGTAGTTAAAGAATATTGATAAATAGTTTGATTTGTAGTGCCAACAAAATACAATTTAGTTCCATCAGGCTTTACTTGAATGTCTTGTCCACTACTTTCAACACTTCCGTAATCTGCCGAAACAACACTATTATATGACCCACTAGCCATACTATAACCTGCTGTTGTACCTGCATCATTATTATACTGCCATGTACCACTGTTATTCCTGACAATTGGACGAACACCATCAGTACCTTTAGCAACAGACCAAGTTGTTCTACCGTCATTACTGACTGCGTAGTGTACTGTGCCTGTACCTGCGCTTTGTGCGGCTGTCATGCTGTTGATGTCTATAAATGATGAACTGTCTATTTGACCGCCAGCGTTGGTTACGGCTACATGGTATTGGGCTGTTGGTTGTGTAAAAGAGCCAATGTTCCACTGTGATATTTCATTGTTATACATAGTGTATATTCTTGTTTCATCAGGCTTAATAAAAAAACCTTCAACAGCGTTGGTGTTTACCGTAACACTAAAACTTGTATCATGAGTAAAACCACTACTTAGTTCAAAAGGTGTACTTAAGTTAAATTTATAAAATCCACTATTGTTACCTGAGAGATACATAGCAGTACCGTCTGGATTAAATGCAATATCAAAAGGATAATTATTTACAGAATTTACTGAAGTAAGGGCATCAAAACTGATATTGACTATATCTTGTGTAGCAGTAAAATTCCATCTTACTACTGTATCTGTATTTCTATCAACAGTATAAATTTTTGTACCATCAGGTGTAACAAATATACCATTGAAGCCACCGTTGACCCTATTAGAAGCGTATACATTTTTGCTTCCACTATAAGAAGCGGTAGACAAATCCCAAGCAGTGCTTAAATTCCATTGATAAATATAATCGCTATCTTGCCCAGCGAGATACATTTTTGTGCCGCTAGGATTGAAAGCAACGTCTATCATATTTCCATCATAACCACTAGTAGTAATAGACTGACCTGAAGTTGCTGTTGTGTTTAATGTAGACAAATCCCAAGGTGTACCAAAATCATACCGCTTAACTCTATCGTCTTGCGTTGATACAGTATAAAGATACAAACCATTTGGATCTATAGTAAACCCTTGGTCACCACCTGCGCTGGTGCTTCCTAAAGTAACTTTATGTGTATGACCATCTGTAGTGTCTAGTAATGTATAGTTACCTGATGATGCTTTTCCAGATATAGTAATACCACTAACATCACCTGCCGACTTTAGCCCAAACATCTGCCAAGACCCTGCGGCTATCGTAGAGTTATCTGTAAATGCAGAGCCGCCTGTTGTATCAAATGCACCACCAGTAGACGTTAAGATTACATCACCGCCATTGCCGACTATGCGTTTGCCTACGTCTGTACCAGCAAATGAGCCAGAGCCTAGAGTTACAACATTTGTTTGACCAAAATTATATTCATATGCATCATCGGTTGCATTGACTATAAATATTTCTGAATTGTCAGGTCTTATCGTTAAACCTTGATTATTAGTTGATTGTGTTGATGTTGTAAAATCTCTATTTGGCGTAGACATTGTACTTGTATCATAAGCAGTTGAGCAATTGTATTCAGTAATTTTTGTTGCTGTTACTATGTAAATAACAGTTCCATCACTATTAAAGACAATGTCTTTTGGTGTAGCTAAAACATTTGCATTTCTTACATGGGAAACTGTAGATAAATCCCATGCAGTTGATAATGACCATTCTCCAATATGGTTGTTAGTGTAATCTGTTATGAACATTTTTGTGCCATCAGGTTTAAAAAATATACCTTGAGAGCCAGTTCCATGTTGTGAGCTAATATTATTACTGCTGTCGTAAGAAGCATAAGCTAAATCCCAAGGGTAACTAGAATTTATAGTATACTTAAAAACAGAGAGAGTGTTACCAACTATGTAAAACTCAGTTCCATCAGGTTTAAAATATAGACCTCTTGCGTTAGATAACTGACTAGCATGACTAAATGCTCTAGTATATGAAATTGTACTTAAATCCCAAGCAGTGCTTAAGCTGTGTTCATATACAGAACCACCACTACCAGAGGTAAAAACTTTTGTTCCATCAGACTTAAAAGCTATAGCCTGTGTATCATTTCCAGTTACATGACCTGTTTTACTTGCATAGGTAAGGCTTGTGACTTGTGAATCAAAACCACTGCTAGGCGTAAGCGTCACATTCGCAGCCGTATTGTGGAAGTCATAATTACTTGCCGTAGAGTTTACATCCCAGTTACCCTTCGTTGATATACCTGACTGCGGTACTTCTTTGGTGACTGAGACTACTGGTCCTACAGTTACATTAGAGCTAAGAGTAATGTTAGCCGTTTCGTTTTGAGCAAAAGTCTTTGTAAGTGTACCTTTAGTCGGATCAGTATTAAGCGCAGAGTTAAATGCGGTAACTGTTCCACTGTCTATACTTGCTATGTTTTTTAGCTGTCGGCTGTTATCTACAACTTCTATGCCGCCTACTTTTATCGCCATCTTCGTATCCTTACTAGGTGATTGTTGCGTTAGCGTTTACTGAGCCAACAACGTCTAAATTGCCGTTAGCATCTAGTTTCATTTTATTAACACCTCCAGTAGCAAAATACAATGATCCACCACTTTCAGTTACTGTCCAGTTACTCCCAAGCATTACACCACCAGAGCTATTTTCGTTGACTAATTTTACCCAGTTACCTGCGTGAGCAAAATAGCCTTTTCCTGTGCCGTGTACGTGTGCAAACATTCCGTGATATGTTGTAGCTGACGGAAGGTCCGACTCTTGAGAATACACATTTGAGTACGTAATTTTGTTACTACCAAAATCGTAGTCACCTGAAGTCTCTGGACTAACTAGCTGTACCCAATTTCCTGCATGTGCAAAGTACGCTTTTCCTGTACCATGTACGTGTGCGAACATTCCATGATACGTTGAAGCAGACGGTAAATCGTTTAAGTTGTTGTACATATTGGAGTAAGTTATTTTGTTACTTCCAAAATCTACATCTCCTGTAAACGTAGCACCACTTAGCTGTGCATATCTTGCATCAGATTGTGTTTGCGTATACATATTTCCTAGAGTAAAAGTACCATACGCAACGATAGAAATAACATCATTTGTTGTGGCAGCAGTGCCTAGTACTATTGTTGTACCGTTTGAAGCCGTAAAATCTGATGGTGCTAACTTGATACCGTTCATATAGACATCTACAAAACCAGGATCGTAAGTAGCAGGGAAAGTTGTAGTAGAGCCGTTATAAGAACCAGATGAAGTTCCAACAACATAGTCTTGTCTGTCAGATGTACCATTTACAGAAGAACCTGCAGCTTGCCATGCTCCACCTGTAGAATATACATAAAGAATGTTTACTGATGTATTAAAATAGAGAGCACCTGCAACTAGGGCGTCACCGTCATTGTCTACTGTGGGAGCCGAAGACTTAGGACCAAGGTATCTATCATCAAAGTCATCAAAAGAAGCTGCTGCAGATGTAGCACTTGATGCTGCAGAGGTTGCACTCGATGCTGCAGCAGTTGCAGAGTTAGCTGCATTTGTTTCGCTAGTTGCGGCAGCAGCAGCAGAGGCTTGTGCCTGAGCAGCAGATGTAGAAGCATTTTGGCTACTACCAAATAAACCGTCTACGTAGGTTTTGTTTGTAAGGTCAGGTCCATTTGAAGGTGTATAAGTAGTAGTAATCTTTGCACTACCCATATCTATAGCACCTGTCATAGTGCCGCCAGATAGTGTTAAAAATGTAGAGTCAGCATAATTTTTTGTAGCAGCGTCTTGTGCAGCAGTAGGATTACCTAAGCCTGTAATTTTATTTGTAGCCATAGCTATAGCACCAGACATTGTACCACCCGATAGTGGTAGCTTGGTAGCTATACTGTTAGTAATCGTAGTGGAAAAGTTTGCATCATCATTGATGGCTGCAGCTAGTTCATTAAGAGTATCTAGTGTGCCTGGCGCTGATGCAACAAGTGCGGCTACCTCTGTATCAACATAATTTTTGGTGGCAGCATCTTGTGCATTACTAGGGTCTGTAACATTAGCAATTGTTGTACCTGTAACATCTAGTGTGCCGTTGACAGTTACATTGTTGAATGTAGATAGACCAGAATTTGCAGTTACATTACCTGTCACATCTCCTGTTAGATCACCACTAACGTTACCTGTTACATTACCTGTAACCTGTCCTGTTAAAGCTCCTGTAAAACCTGATGAGGCTGTAACTGTTGTAGCGGCTACAGATGAGGGATTATTTGCACCAATGACAGTACCATCCACTGCACCGCCATTAATATCAACACTTGCCAAAGTGGATTGTCCAGATGACGATATAGTTGTAAAGCTACCTGCATTAGCACTAGAAGCACCAATACTTGTACCATCTATAGTACCTCCATTGACATCAATATTAGAAAAGGTAGCAGTACCTGTTATAGATACAGAGTCAAAGTATCCTACACCGTCTATGTATATATCTTTGAACTTTAATGAAGATGTACCAATGTCTATATCATCGTCAGTTACAGGAACAATAGCACCGTCTTGAATACGTAATTGCTCTACTGCAGCACCACCTACCTCACTGAAAAATCCTATACGATTATTAGTAGTATCGATTACAACTTTATTTAATGCGTCTGTGTCAGCGATAAGGGGAACAAAAGCACCCTCTGTAGAACTACCATCATGCCTGTGACCACCTGATAAAGCAAAAGCATCTCGTATTGCGTTATACTCTGCGTTTACTGGGGCAGCTTTGATAACCGCATTTGCGATAATGTCAGCTACTGATTGTCTTGTATAACCTGCCATATTATAACCTGTCTCCTACTCCAAATGTAACCACTAGTCCTTGAATACTGTGTGATGCATTGGAATCATTAGTTACGAACTTTAAAGATGCGGATTTACCTGATCCTGATATGTTAGTGCGTTGCACTGGTGATGGATTACCATCGTAAATTGCTGTACTATTATATAGAGCCTCATTATAGAACGCTGCAGCACCTGTAGTAGATAAATTAAAGTTTGTCGGATTAAGTGTGTCTACATCTTCATAATCATACACAGCCGACATTACAATAGAGTTATCACCTTCTGATCTAAGATAAGTTGCTACAGTGTAGAATATCTTGCGTTGCTCTGGGTCTTGCATATGGAAGAAAGGAGTTTGAAACAAACTAAATATATCTGTTCCTGCAAAACTAGTACCCTGTTCCTGCCTATACACTTTACCTGTATTGTCACCGTGTATTACAAATTCGTTCTGACCTATATATCCACTATCTGCACACGTAGCTGTAATACCTAGTAACTGCCCATACTCAAACTGTAGTCCGTTTGGTGTCTGTCTGAAGCCGCCTATAACGCCCTGCGAATCTGCTGCACCAAAGAAGTATCTAAACTGAGTCTTTTGTTTTATAGTTACAGCGTTAAGACTGTTAAGATCGATGTCAAATACAATGTCTGTAAAGATAGACTGAATATCTTTTGATACTGTTTCTAGGTTAACGTCACCGATCTTTGCTGTACCTGATATAGGACGTAGACCATCCTGTGATAAGAATAATAGATCACCACCTATTTCTATAACACTATCTGTAGCTAGGCATCCTAAGTCATCTGTAACAGTCTGTAACACAAAGTTAGCTAACGCAGTACCACCTAGTTTCTTAATATTAGTCGCACCAAATATAAACAGTTCGTTTCTAAATGATTTGATTGCAACTATAGGAAAACCTACGTTTATTACACCTGCACCATTGGCTGCAGAAAAGTCTCCTTCATCAAGTGGTGCACTAAAGAATAACTTTGTCGGTTGCCCGGGATCACCTGCTAGGAACAAGTGATTTTGAAATACTGCAGAATATTTAGGGGCTGTAGGTGCATTTGAATGATTTATCTGTGCATACGTACTTCCATCATATGTAGCTGCAGGATTTACACTATCTGTCAAAACTACTTTTGGTGTTCCGAAATTAAGCCTAGAGAATCTAATCTTGGTCACACCTGTCATTGTAGGTGAGCCTTGCGTAGTTACTGCTTGCCAAGCGGAACTAGAATTACTCCAATAATGTAAGTAGTTGTTACCTGTTGAAGGTTTCCTACAAGCTAAGATACCATCGTTTATTCCATCTGCTACACATACACCTAGTACAGGTGTGTTTGCTTGGCCTGTTACTGTGCCAAAGTCGTTAGAGAAGCCACTTATCTTTCTGTAGCCACCAGTAACAGCAGGTTCATAATTAATCAAAGATATAGCTGAACCAGGCTGTGTCTCACCTTGAGATAGCACATCCCTACTAGTATTAAGCCCACCTTGACAGAAGACTTTGAAGGAAGCTAGATTATCAGCCATTATATACCGCTAGTAAAGGAACTTGTTCTTGAATCACCCACAACAGTAGAGCGAACAAATAAAGTATCGTCAAAGGTAACTCTACGCATTGTCTTGATGCCATCTTCAAAATTGTTTTGATGCATTGCAGCACTTTGTTCATTACTACGGAAACGCATCATAAACATCATAGCACCATCTATAACTACATGCTTAAATCGATCTGGTATAATTGCTACATCGTTAAAAGCAGTTAAGTCTGTAGGAAATCTCCAATACACATACTCTACTTCATAGGCTGCGTCAGGTATAGGACTAACACCAAATGAATTACCTAGTGTCTGATAAACAAGTGCAGGTGGTCCATCTCCATTTACTTGATCACCTGTATCATCTGAGGGACGTACATTCTGTATGTACTGCTCATACGATATTACACTCAATGGCATAGGACTGTTGTTTTCAGAAGCTAGTTTCTTAAGATAGAATGTATCCCAATCTGTGCTAGAATAATCTGCAGGAAAAGCGTACTGTCTTGTACCTACACTAAGAGTTTGTGTAAACGTTGTTTTGAGGAAGGGCCACTCCTGACCATCCTGTAGAATAAGTCTAATGCTACTATTTACTGCATCTTTAGCTAAGGCTTGTACGTTTCTTACAGAATCAAAACCATCACCTGCAGTATCAAGTGTGACTTCATTCAAACGTCTTAGCAGTTCGTTTACTAGTGTTACATAAGTAGCCATAGAGTTATCCTACTGTTAGATATGCTGAAGGGCAAGCTTGGTGTAGCTCGCCCGACAGTCTATGTGTAGTATTAAGCAGCGTTGTATACGGCTGACACCAATGCTTGTGGGCGTAGAATTTTACGTCCATATAGGTGCATACCACGTACAATGTCTGCAAATGAGTCTGGATCACGGTAGTTTTCAACTTTGTTGATCTGCTCTGCAGAAGCAACCGCATCTTCCTGACCTGCTAAGATAACACCGTAGTTATCATCTTGTGCAGTTGCGCCAGATGTACCTGGACCTGTACCTTTAGCAGGTAGGTTGTTAGATACATAGACTCTGAAGCCATGCAAGTTGTTAACAGCTAGTCCGTTTTGTAGACCTGCGCCACCGAAATCAGCGTTTAATAGACGTGAATCTTCGTCTTTTAAGATTTCCATGAACACTGGGTCAATAACTAGCCATCTGCCTCGTGAGTCAACGTTTGCTACATCCATCTGACGAGCCATACGTGCAATCACAGTCAACGGAGATGTCACAGATGTTGACAACGCTGTTGCACCTGGAAGACGTGCAGCTAGAGGAATGGAGTCACCAGTTGTACCTGATGAAGCTGAGGTTGTGATGTGACCGATGTCAGACATATCTAAACGGTTAACTTTTAGAAATTCACCATTTAGTTCACTTGATGTTGGATGCTGTGCAGTACCTGAAACTGTGGTAGTGATAGCACCGTTTGCACCATGACCTGACATATACTGAAGTAAGTCAGCGTCCATTGCGTCAGCCATTTTGTATGCTGCTCTATCTGCAGCTAGGCTTACGAAGTCAACAGATGCGAACTGATCTTCGATGTCATCCATTTTGAAAGCAAAGTAGTTAGCTTTGTCAATGGTTAGTGAAAACTCAGAATCGTCTAAGTCTTCTACGCTGATTGCAGTTTTACGCTCAAGAGCGTTGACTGTTACATCAGGCTCTTTCTGGATGCGAACTACATCACCTTGGTTTGCAATCTCTCCGAAGTAGGAGTTGTTAGTGATTGCGTTTGCAACAGATGCTTTTCTTAGAGCAATCTGTGCTTGTTTGGAATAGATTATCGGGCTAAAATTACCGTCAAATCCCGTTTTGCCAGAGGCAACTGCTATAGCCATAGTTAAATCTCCTTATAGATATGGCGTGAGAATTGACACTACATATCCACTATAAAGAGGCTCTTAGTCGTAGGGTAGTCAGTTTGTAGAAAGGTTGGCCTACCTGTCTACACTGGGCCTATACTTTGAGGTAAGTCTTTTTGTGGCTAGTGCTTAAAAAGCATACACACTAATTATGGTGTATATGCCATAGTTTTACTTACGAAATTTACTTTGTCAACTATTTTCTTGACATATCGTAAATAAACTTTCCTGAGCGTTGGGCTTCCATTATCTCTTCTGCCCTCTTCTCGTATTCTTTGATAGACATCTTAGCTACTTGTGATTCTCTGAGATACGTAGACTCTTCACTATCGCTAGGTGTCGTAGTGCGTTTTGTTGTAACAGAAGAAGCTGCACCCTTATCTTCGGTAGTCTTCTTCTTAGTTGTAATGCCTTTGTCTGCTTTGTAAAGATCTATTACACGAGATACAGATTTAGCATCATCTACATTTTCATACAAAGCATCCTGCACCCATCTAGGTTGTTCCTTAGCCCACTCATGGAATGTATCATCTTCACGAATGGTATTGAAGTCAGGGTGCATCACAGCTAGTTCAGCTTCAGCTTTCTCACGTTTAGCTGTTATGCGTAGCTCTTCTACTTCTTTCAAACGCTTGTCTATATCTGATGAACGCTCTTGTGCTTTCTTATCAGCAATGGCTTCAACTATACCTGCTACGTCTGGATACTTTTTAGACCAAGCTTCTATCTCTTTTTCTGACTTAGGTAGTACAAGCTCATTCTTAGCTGCAGACTGAAGTTGTGCTTCTAGTTTCTCGAACTTGAGTTTCCACTCTTGTTCTTTATCTTTCATGTGCCGCCTGATGTCACCGTAGCGTTGCTTGAAAGTTTTTTCTTCAGCACTTAGGTCATCATCTTCATCTGCTTCTTGTGCTTCGGCTTTGGATTCTTCTTCTTGTTTGGCATCACCCTCTGCCTGTACTGGTTCAGCTTCAGGCTCTTTGCTATCGGGTTCAGCTTCAACAGTTTCTTCTTGAGTTTCATCTTCTTGTGAGTACCCTGCTTCTTTTAACAGTTCACGCAACTCTGCTTCATCTTTATTGATTCTTGCTTGGTTACGCATATGAGATGCAGAGTGTACCTCTACTTGTTCTACTTCAGCCATTTTGTTTTCTCCTTATGTTGGGGCCAGTAATTAAACCGGGTAGCCTTATAGTTATATGGAATTTATTTTTATTATATTGCTTCTGGGTCTACTGTTGATGGAGCTATTTCTCTTGAAGCCTTATTCTGTTCTTCTTCCCTTGCAACCTCAGCCTTTTTTAATTTTGTAAAAGCTTTACTTGCTTCTGACTGAGCCTTTATAGCTTTATGTCTTGCTAGGTGATCATTACCTGCAGCCTTGACTGCGTTTGTTGCTTTCATCCAATCACTCTGTGCTTCTGCAGAACTGCTAGGTGAGTACGTTGAACCACCACTATCTTTAGCACCTGCTTTACTTCCTTGAAGCTGAGTTACGTCTACACCTCTACGTGCACCCATGAATGAATCTCTTAGTTTAGCTCCCTGTACACCAAAACCTCCATCGTCAAAACCTAGTAAGTCACCTAACCAAGTATCGCCAAAAGACTTACCCTCTATACCATCCGTATCAGCTAAACCTTCGTAAATGCTACCTTCACCACCGAAGATACTTCCTTTACGTTTACTTTGATCTGTTAGTTGATCATTATACTTAGCCACAGCTTTAGTATTTATAAGTGCTGTTATAGGTATACCTAATGTACCTGCTAGTGCAGTAGATAGATCAGCTAGTAAACCTAACCCTTTAGTTGTCTTTTCTAAGTCTTTATCTTCCATTGATCCAGTGATTGAGGATATATCTGTAGATCCTACAACGCCAGGATCACTATCTGTAACTTCTGGCTCTTCACCTACTGTAGTTTCTGTTGTAGTTTGTATAAGTTTAGTAGTCCACCCATCACTTAACATTTGATCATATTCTTCTTTGCTAGTAGCATACCTAGGATTTTCACCTTCTTTGTACATTAAGACAGGCTGAAATACATTAGGATTAGCAAAAGAAAAACCTGCCATGTATTTACTAAAGTCAAACTGAGCTTGTGTTGGATCATTCTCTGTAACTGTGCCACCTTCATCATAACCTGCGTTACCCATAGCAATAGGTGCACCTTGTCTGTACATCATCTGTTGTTGTTGATACGGATCAGGCATTGTAGACTGTGTAGGTTGTCCTGTAATGAAACCGCCTACTGCAGCACCAATCGAGTCTAGCTCTGCTTTCTCTTCATCTGTAAGCTCATTATCGTTAGCAGGTACAGGTTGACCACCTATACGTCCTTCTCTATCCATACGAGCTAACTCCATCTTAGCATATTCTCGTAAGTCTTCAAAGAACTTCATACCATAAAAACGAAGAACATCAGCAGGTACTACATACTCACCTTCACTTAGTTGGGCAGGAATATCATCTCTTACTTCTTCAGGTAGTGAGCCTGGGGGTACTTCATTACCTGATACTGGGTCTACCTCAACATCGTCTGCCATGAAAGCTAGTACCATTTGTTTATCTTCATTTGCTGCCATTAACTTTTTCCCTCAAATATTTTAGTCTACGCAGTGCACGTATACCACCTTGTGCTTGGTGAATCTCCACCACGCTTTCTGATTGCTCTAAACGTTTATGCAAGTCTGCAATCTCTGAATCAAGTTCTTCACAGAATGAGTCCCACTCGCCTTTGTTGTTTACAAAAGACTTAAGCGACATTACCGCTAAAACCTTGTTCGCCCGGAACTGGTGCTGTGCCTGTACCTATGTTACCACCTCCTGCTCCTGTAGGATCTTGTACATCTGCTCCTGCAGGTGGCTCTTCTTGAGGTGGAGCTTGTGGTTGCTCAGGCATTGGTTGTTGGAAACCCTTCATTATCTCAGCTTGTATCGCAGCATCTGCCATAGAGTTTGTAACTTTATCAGGGTCTAGATCCATGCTCTTAGCAATCTCTCGTACAATGTAATCCATCTTAGCGAATGGTGCTAACATTGGGTTAGATGCTACTTGTAAGAACTGCATCAAGCGTTGGCTACGTACTTCGTTAGCCATGAGGCTTTCCGTACCATTAGCTTTTACTTCTAAGTCACCACGTATACCTTCATCAAAGTCAAACTGCATATTGAATGCAAAGAATGCTCTACCAATAGGTGCAAGAAGATAATCATCTACGTTCTTTACAACAGTCCTAATGCTACCGTTGGCAGCAGACATGAGCATAGAAATACCAGAAGCAGTACGGCCCACTCCACTAACGCCTGTCTGACCATGAGCGAAAGATGGGAAACCAGTTGATTCATCTGCTAATACTCTTGCTTTGTCGAATAGCTGCATGTTTTCACCTGCAACGTTTGGAAACTTAGTGCCGAAGATGGCTTGACCAGGCGCACCGCCCTGTCTGCGAAAGACCTTGCCAGGATACACACTCATGTCCTGACCGGGGACTAGATTAGTTTCATCTATCTCAATCAGAAGGTTACCAGAAAGCACAGCGTTGTCAACAGCCATTCTCATGAAACCGTTCATCAACGTTTGTGTATCGTCCATGTTTTCAGCAATACCTACACCAAAGAAGCTGTATGGGTTATGCTCATATGGTACAGCGTAATATGGGATACGTGCAGGTTTGAATGGGTTTAGTACACAACGAATTACCTTACCGTTTACTATCCAGATGTTAGCACTTACTTCATCTAAGTCTGCCATATCAGCAGGAATATTGATACCATTCTCTTCTAGAATATCTACATCTACATAGCCCCAAAACTCTAGAACTTGCCAACGCTCTGTATCTGAAGGAGCAGTATCGTCATCCTCCATTTTCATTTCCCAATGCTTACGCACATAGTCTGGTCCTGCGTCTATCGCATCTTCGATAGCTTCATCAATGAAGTACGGTCTGCCTTTCAGTGAGCGTAACTGATTGCGAGACATCTTGTGTCTTTCAATTACGTACTCTGCATCATCCATAGAAGAGGCAACAGGATCAGGGTAAAAGTTCCATGCTGATACATGATTTGTAGATGGTACAGTTTTGATAAGAGGATCGTACTCACCATCGTCATCCCAATTAGGATACTCTTTGTCTGTGGCGAACGGCCCTTTCATTACACCTGTGCCTAGCAATGCCATCTCAAATGCCATGCTGCGTAGATGTTTAGATGCACCAGATTCGTTTAGCTGATCGTGTATTTTCTTTTCCATCTTTTTAGCTGCTACCATAGCAGGATGGAATGTTACACTTGTAGGTGTACTACCGTCACCCTCTATTATCTTTTCAGATACAGGGTCTACCTTATCTTCTACTGGACCTAGCTTACGTCTGAGATCAGCCATAGTTTCACCCGGCTTCAAATCAGTGTCTGGTCCTATGAGGTACGGTTTCGTTGTTTCTTTCGTGAACGAGTCACGAAGTACATCCGTAGCTTTTTCAGCATTCGGATCAATATTAATGTGGACAGCATCGGCTACTCCGTCAGGTAGAACGGATGGATTGATGGTAAGTGGAAACTTGTTGTTACCAAAGAGTACATCTACAATCTGTCCGTAAGCTGCTAGGGTTTTAGTCTTCGTAACTTTAACAAATACTTTTGACTTTTCACTTGAAGTAAACTGTACGTCTGGTCCGTATACACCACGATAGTTTCTATATGCTCTTAGCCAACGCTCTTCATCTGCTCTACGAGCATCCTCTGCACGTTTGTATCGTTCATTTACAAATGTAACTACGTTGCTGACATTATCGAAAAGCGTATCTTCTTGCTCTTCTGCAGCAACTACTTCATCTGTCTCGAAAGATAGGTCATCTATTTCTGCCATTTATTTAGTATCCAAAAGTTGAGTCTGACATTTGAAAGCCAGAGCGTTGTGTTGCAGGGTTGTAATCCCATATAGAACTTCTTGGTCTAGTCATTATACCATAGCGTAAAGCGTCATACAAGTGATCTTCAGAGTTTGTATCTACGTCTTCAGGGTTCTTCTTGTCTAGCGGAATCGCAGGGATTTGCGCTATTGTATTCGTGCAGGTGGAAAAGAACACAAGCCTTGGCTCTTCAGTGAACTCGTCCACCTGCAACCTACGGTGTATCTCGTTCTTACCTGCAACCCTAGAGCCACGAGAGCGATCTGATGGACGCCAACGGCAACCCTTCATGTTCATTTGCTCTGCAAGTGATGGGCCAGTGTCACCTCTTTTGTGCCAGAGGGATGAATCTAGTACACCGTATCTTATAGTGCCGTCATCAGCCTCTGCTTCTAGAATCATATCTGCTAGATCAGTAGCTGTAACTTTAGAACAATAAAGCTCTCTGTATACAACCAGTTGCTCACTTGGTGATACAGCGAACCAGAGTACTCCAGTGTAGGAACCGTAACCATAGTCGCAAGCTCTAAACTTAGCCCATCCACTAGGGATTTCGCTAGGTTCTACAACGTGTATGTTTCTATTAAACTCAGGAAAAGCTGCTCCTTCGCTTACATCCCAGTTACCATCTAGCAACTGCTTTCTTTGGTGTTCAGGCAATGATAGTAGCATTGCTTCGTAGTCACCACTGTCTGCTAGGTATGGATTATCAAACAAACTAGCAGGTATGAACCTACGCCTAAACAAGGGCTGTCCCTCTCGACTATGCCCTTTAGGAAACTTTATCGTGTCTCCTGTTTCAATATTTGTTGCCCAAAACGGATCATTTGGAGGGGCAGGATCAATAAACATTTTCTTGACCCACTGGTGTCCGTTGCCGCCTGGGTTTGTTGTAGCTCTCATGTACAAACCTAGCTGAGAGCTAAATGCTGAACGAAGTCGTGACCTCATGTAATCCCAAGCGTAGGGTGTAGGCCACTGTGTAAGTTCGTCAAAGCCGATCCAGTTAAACGCTTGACCTTGGTATCGTGTTACGTCCATATCTTTGTCGAGATACGACATCCACAGTCTACCACCTCTAGGTGCAATCCACTGTGACTTACGTTCTGACCACTTGATACCGGGAACTGCTTTAGGGTAAAGTTCTTGACTCTTCTGTATGAGTTCCCTAAGTTCTTCTGTAGTATGTCGAACTAGTAGACCACTAAAGTTTGGATCATTCAAACCATGAAGTGGGTCAGCAAGCATCGCAAAACTCTTACCACCACCTGCTGCCCCACCGTACAAAACTTCCCTTTCAGATGCGGATAGGAAGTTTGTCTGTGGGCCTGGGTTTGGTTTGAATACTACATCCTGTGCAATATCAACGTCAAACTCAGGTGCTTTGACTTCGGCTGCTACAACTTGAGGTTCAGATTGTTGCTTCGTTGGACTTGATTGCGTAGGCTCCGATACATTCTTCTTCGAGCTTTTTGATCTCTTGTAACGTTTCTTCGAGCCTTTTGGCAAGCTTCCGTTTAATTGTAGCTGCTTTCTTACGTTTACGCTCAATGTCTACTCTCTTCTTTAGCCCTGTATCAGATATATATCTACCTGTTTGTTTTGTTAGCCACAGTGCTACTTCTTTATAAGAGTACTGCATAAGGTGTTTCTTTGCAAGTTCTAACGCTTCTAGCTCTGTAACTATGGGCTGAAGTATCTTGTCATTGTCAGGGTCCACTTCGTAACCAAACGGTACTGTTCTAGTTACTCTAGCAATTATGTGCCACTCTCTTTCTGCACCCTTGTGTGGTTTTGGTAGCTCCCAGTATCCTAGGGATTCACGATATTTTCTTATTCGTTTATTCCTTCTTTCGATGGTAGTATAAATACGCCACCGCTAGATGACGATAAATCTACTCTATCTACTTTACCTAGTCCTGCTCTATCAAGTAAGTCTTTAGCTGCTGACATCTTATCTCGTATGCCTAGCTCTGTCGGATCATACAAAGCACCTACCATAGCCATTGCAGCTTTGGGTGCTGTACGTGCAAAGTAACTACGTGTACGATCACCGATCTCATCTTTCAATGATTCAACAATGGCAGTAGTGCTAGACTGTTCACCATACCCTGCTAGTTTTTTAGCTTGCACAACATCTCCACCTGCCTCATCAAATAAGACATCTAGAAACTTCTGTTGTTTTTCTGTTAGGTTTCTTGCCATTTAGTTCACCATGTAAATTACAAATCCAAATATACCAAACCCTGCAATTAAAAGCAAACCTGTTACGCCCCAAGTTACAATAGCTTCTTGCATTTCGGCTTTACGGTATTCTTGTTCTTTCTTTTGTTTACGTATCCTACCTTCAGTGGCTACGAGTTCATCCCATGCAGATGGCCCCATACTAAAACTAATCCAATCCTTTAGCTCTTTTCTCATGGCTTCGGCTTTCTTCTTAGCCGTGAAAATCTCTAGAGCTTCTGCCTCAACAGATTGTCCGTTGAGTGCTTTCCACCAAGGAGGGTTTTTATTTTTCTGTTCAGCATAGGACAGGTCACTCATAGCACCTGCCCATTGGGTCAACTGTCCTGACATATCTTGTAGGTCTTTACCTACCTGAAAGCCTTTCTTCAATGCATTGAAAGCTACGGTAGCACCACCGATGATTGTTACTGGGTCCACGAGCCTCCTCCAAAAGAACTCCTACCATCATTAAAATCATTATTTGTTTGTTAATTTTCTGTACTCCTATGTCTGCCTTTTATTTTAGGCTTACATAGTTGTACTCAAATGAAGTTAAGTTAGTAGAGACATTACGGAATGTCCGTTATGCTTTTTTTGTACCCTTAACTTTTTTAACCATCTTAGTAGTCCAAGCTTCGTTCTCTGGCGTATTGGGATCATCTTTCATGTAGTGACCCTTTTCGTTACGAGCACGTACTGTTACCTCTTCCATTTCCTCTTCAGGCTCTGGTGTTGGTTCAGCTTTCTTTGGTGCTGCTTTCTTTTTCTTAGCAGCAGGTTTAGCTTCTGCCTGTCTGCACAACTCTGTTACGTTAGGGTCTTTGCACTGCACATTGCCATAAGCATCTTCTGCTGCAGATTGATTTCCCATAGAGTCACGAACACAACCGTTTTCATCTACTGTGTATCCGTTAGCTTCTAGGACATCTCTGTATTTTTCATAAAATTTTGCCATTATTAACCACGTTTACTTTGTATTAAATGAGGGAAGTTTCTACCGCCTCTGGCTCCACCTTTAGTGGCAACACCACCCATTGAGTAACCTTTTTTCTTTTTCTTTTTAGCCATACCACCGTTAGCCATTTTACCTTTACCATCAGCAGCATAAAACGGAACCATCTTTCCGTCTGGGCCTTTGACCATCTTCAAGCCACCTTTTGAGTAGCCCTTCTTTTTCATACCGCCCATGGCATAGCCTTTTTTCTTCATGCCACCCATTGCGTAACCTTTTTTCTTCATCATTGTTCTTCCTCACTGTACAGATTGTTAAATACTCTTTGCGTATCCCATATATAGTCTACGTCTTCTTTTGAATTATAAGTGTGTTGGTTTGGCTTAAAGTCTGGTGCACCTTGACCTGTTTCAAACCATGCAGGGTGAGTTACTCTCACTCTATTATTGGGTAATGCAACCATATTACCTGTATACTTACCTGCATCTAACAACTCTAATACGTGAGACTGTTTATGCTGTGCAGGATCGTCAGCTACTTCATTATCTGTGTAGTCTACCGTAAAGTAATACTTTGCAGGGTAGAACTCACCATCTACTTTTGCTATCCAAGGAGCAGGTGTTGCTCTCTCTAACTTATATACGGAATGTGTATGAGACATACAATCCCAAGGCTGTGCCATATACGGTGGTAACTCTTCGGGCCATTCTTCGTATGGCGTGTCAGCTACAAGTGCAGTCAGGGGCATCCTAGCCCACATCGCACCACCGTGTACATTCTCTGAGTCATCGAAGTCTGACTCGCATCCAGTAAATAAAACTTGAAAGCTTAACGTTCTGTTTGGCATGGTGGTTACACCTATGACCATACAATGTAAAAACTCTCCGTGATATTCTTCTAAGTTTTTTGTGTATTCTCTACGTACCCATGCTTTGAAGTACGGTATACTACTTTGTAGATACGGCATCTTTCTTATGTTTCCTTCGCAATTCTGCTTTAGCTTGTTTAAAGACATTTGCTATAGCTGTCTTGCCCATGACTTTAGCACGTTGTTCTGCTACGGTCAATATTTGGATCTTTCTTGCGTAAGGTTTGTTTATTCTTTTTACTTTAGCTACGGTAGCTCTTGCGTCTTCCATAGTAGCAAACTTAATCGATACGGTATCTTTAGGGTTTTCGTCTGTGTATAATCTACGTCCAGATCCTTTGGGTTTCTTACCTGTCCCTACTTTAGGATCTCTCTTCTTCTTAGTCATTTCTTGCCTTTAGGCTTAACACCACGCTTCTTCATACTGACTGCAATGGCTGCTTGTTGTTTAGCACTTTTAGCAACGCCACCTTTGTTGGCTCTAAATCTCCTAGTTTTCTTTGCGATTTCTTTAGGTTGAGATACATGCTGCTTACCTGCCGCCTTGCCTTTTCGTTTAGCTCTGGTTGTAGCGGCATACTCACTGCTGCTAAGAGACTTAATAGCCTTAGAAGGGAGGTAACGTTCACCAGTAGCATTAGGGCCTTGCGTAGAAGGCTTACCACTTTTGGTCCTCCACTTCTGATCTCCCCACTTCTTTAATGACTTCTGAGGTGCTCGCAACTTATCTACCTTCGCAAGTTATAGCACCACAATCACAGGTACTGCAGTTGCACTTTCTTGCTCTGACTGCACACCACATACGTCTTACGTACTTGATCATGTTTTGTATCCTCCACCTTTAGCTTTATATTGTTTGGCAAGCATCTGCGCTTTACGTGCTGACCATTGTCCAGGCGCTCCACCTTTACCACCTGCTTTGATCTGGTTAAATAAGTTCTTACGCATTGTCGGTTTCGTGTAGTTACCTGCAGCATTAACTTTACTCTTTGTTTTTCTTACCATGCTCTACAACTCCAATATCTTGCAGTAAACTTGTCCGTTGCTGTATCACAATTGTGTCTAGCCCTGAAGCTCTTACGTGCAGCAGGGTTGTCCTTGCGGATAGCCATCTTAGGATCACCGAAGCGTACAACTTTTACTTCAGTACCTTTCTTAGCTAATACTGCTGAAGCCTTAGCTTCTCCTCGTAGACTTTTAGGTTTGTTGTATCCCGGGTATATCTCACCCCGGTACTTCAACTTACCACTGGGTAGTCTTTCTACATCTTTAGTTGTTGCCATTAGCTAACCTCACATACACAAGTCTTCATACAAAATCGTATAAAGTCTGTGTTTGCTTTTGTCGTTACTGACGTATTTCTTTTTAAACCAAGCTAGCATATTACTATCCATACTCTCTTTCTCTGTCTGGATCTAGTACTTCATATCTAGTTAACATACCTTCAAGATACATAGCACGTTCTACATGGTCCAGTGTATACCACTCACCAGTACGATTATATATTGCTTCTCTTACGTAGAACACATCCGACTTTGGAATGTGGACTTTACGTATAGCACGAGCATCATTATTAGCTAATGCATCATAGAAGTCATGTAATACATCTTCGGATGCGTATAGTTTTACGCCTTTGTTTCGCATTGTCAAGAAAAACTTTACATAGAATACAACAAATACGTGTGTAGACTACGGAGCATAAGTATAAACTACATAGAGGGAGGAGGAGACACTGTTGTTCAGACTTACAACAAGCAATCTACACACGTAGTTACAATAGTTGTATTGTTATTATGGTATTGTAACTGGTGTAAGTATAACATCAGCGTTTAAATAGTGTCAATAACTTTTCTTATCGTTACTA